ACCCATAACTGTGTTTGAGTCAGAAGTTGTTAAGCTATAACCTGCTTGGTATCCTACTATTGTTTGTGCCGCACCCGTGGTGTTGCTATAACCTGCTTGGTATCCTACTGCGGTGTTGTAAGATGCTGTGGTGTTTCCTGACAACGCCTTCCAGCCGATAGCAGTGTTGTAACTGCCTGCTGTAGTTTGGCCCAATGCCCCGTTACCTAATGCACTGTTGTAACTACCGCTGGTAATTGCGTACAGAGTTGGGTTGATTGCCGATGGGTTGCCGCCACCTACACCTACGTTGTCTGTGCCAGTAGATGTTCCGCTTGCGCCATACAAAACTTGACCACCAATCGCAGTGTTGTATCCGCCTGTTTGATAATAACCAGCTTGATATCCTACTGCTGTAACGTATGCACCAGTTGAATTTGATGGCAATGCACTTGCACCTAAAGCAGTATTTGTAGATACAGAACCAGCACCCAATCCAACAGTCAATCCATGAATGGTTATGTCATTGGTAATTGCAGAAGAAGAACCACCTAAAGAAATAGATGTTCCACCAATGGTTATTGTTGAATTGGTAAGTGATCCATTGCCAATATTGGTCAATGTATTTGTTGAACCACTAATTGACTTATTGGTAAATGTTTCAGTGCCTGCCAATGTAGCCAATGTGCCTGATGTTGGAAGTGTTACCGATGTCGTAGCAGTAGCAGTAAATGTTTGAGCAAATGCTCCTGCATAAGTTACGTTTCCACCTAATGTTAAGGTGTTTGTTCCGTTATTAACACCAGTACCACCGTAATTAGGTGATATGACGTTTCCATTCCATGTACCGTTTGTATATGATCCTGCCCAATTTAATGTGTTAGTTGACCAAGAAGCATTTGAAGGTGCTTGATTGTGGTAATCCCATGTACCTGCAGCAATAGAATTTGTTAATAAAATAATTTCAATATACGAGCCAGATTGCAACGTAGCAATCGTAGTGCCTGAGTTATTCTTTACAACAATAGTCCCAGAAGATTGATTATTGTTAAACGTGTATATAGCACCTGTTGGCAATGTAGTTGCATCAGGAAGTTGATATGTCTGACCACCAGATCCTGTAACCACAAAGTTGGGCGTTGAACTAGCAGTTAAAGTTGTCGTTGTTCCTGCTGCAGCAACATTGCTAAAGCCAGTAAAAAATGTATTGGCTGAAACATTGACATTCGCATCTCTAAGTACAACTGATGTTGCACCCGAAGTTCCATACGAAGTGCCCCATGCAGTACCCGTGGAAACTGGAATACCAGCTCCAGGATAAACAGCGCTTGCTCCAGGAACCCACGCTGCGCCGTTCCAAACGATGGCTTGACCAGTCGTAGGTGTACCCGTCACCTGAACTTTGTCAGTATTCAGGTTTGTAAAGTTGGCATCTACCTCATTGTTTGTAAGAGGTGAGCCTTTACCAGATCGGGTAACAATTGTACTCATAGATTATGATAATGTAATAGTCCAAGTGATCTGCATTGTATCGCCAACGTCTTTATTGATAGCAGCAAAAATGGTATGACAAAGCATAGTTCCAGAACTAGATGCGTTAAAAATTCCAGCTTCAGTAATTGCTGTCAAACTTGCTGGGGTACCTGCTGGGAAAGAAGCAACATACACAACAGTGTTTGAACTGGCTGTTGTTGAAGTTAAAGCCACGATTGCGGACTGAGACTGCAATGCAGTATCGCCAACAGCAGCTGCTGTAGTACCAGTACCAATCGCCATGTAACTCATCACAGCAGAACTTGTTCCTGCCATACGAGAAGCAATGAATACTTTTCCAGCTGTAACAACTAAATTTTCAGCAATTTGATTATGTTTAATCGAACCGTCAGCACCAACAACTTGAATGTTTAACTGACCCGTTGCCTTGATAAAATCTTCAATCATGATAAATCCTTAAAAAGTTCTTGAATACCCAACATAGTCTTCCAAAAAGTATGTGATATCACAATACCCTTGAATCGACACTGTACCAGAATCTGAGCTTGTTGTCGTGTCAGATAGGCTTTTCCCAACAGTGAGGGCTTTGGCATCGCTTGACGATTGGGAATCAGATAAAGGTTTAGAAAAAACAATTGTTTTTAAATCCGTTGCACTTTCAGAATCATTAAGGCTTTTACCGATAAGCCGATAAAGCACATCAGTTGCGCTCTCAGAATCAGATAAAGTTTTTCCAAAAGTAATTGTTTTTGTATCTGTCGGGCTTTCAGAATCAGAAAATGATCGTTTGTACCCAATAATACGGCTAAACGTATCTGTCGAAAGTTGGATATCAGTTAGTGTTTTCCCGAACTGCATGTGTTCGGAATCGCCTGCCGTTGTGCTGTTTAAATCATCAAACGGATACACAACATGCGAAAGAACTTTTGAAACGTTTTTTGTGGCTACGTCTGTCTGCGTTTCTGAGTCAGATAAAGCTTTGCCAAAAGTAGTCTTTTTGGCATCTAAAACTGTTTCAGAATCATTTAAAGTTTTGCCAACTGCTTTAGTCAGTTGATCGGTTTGCGGAGTCGAGTCGTTTAGTTTTTTAGTAAACTGTTTAGCTAAATTGTCCGTTGTAGTTTGGAGGTCAGTTAAACTTTTACCAAATATACGTACTAAAGTATCAGTATTTAAAACTGAATCAGTTAAAATTACAAACTTAATAAAATAACCAGTAATGACATTTGCTGCCAATAAAGTCACAAACGATAGCTGTGCTTTAAGCGTTACAAACGCAGTTTGTGCTTTTAAAACTACCGTTGAATAACTTATAGCCATTAAAACTCCGCTGTAAGTCTAAACCTTAAACTACTGTAAACAGACTGAATACCTGTTCCTGATGGAAAAGTAATTTGGATTTGGCCTTCGTAATCTCCAGGCGGGCCTGCCATTGACAATGCGCTCATAGGAAAAACAACAGTGCCAGCCGTACCATTTAAAACTGTGCCTGAAATAGTATCTGTTAATACTGTAGCTCCGACAGCACGAAATTTTAAAAGGCAAGTTGCCCCAGTAATATTAACAATATTACCTGTGTTGTCGTCTGTGATCGTAGCTTGGACTTGAGGTCTAAGACTATCACCTTGAACCAATTTAATGACTGAACTCATACCCACCTCTGATATTCAACATTGACAGCAGCACGTGAATTACTACGGTTTACTCGCTCTCTAACTTCGTTTGTGGCATCATAAAAACGTTTACGATAGTCGAGAGCCGCATTAGGATCATAATAAGGCTGTCCAGGAGTTCCATATAGCCTCGCACGAGCGCCGAAACATATCTGCTCTAGGAAATGCTCATAGATTGCATAATCAACTGTTGTAGAGGCTCTGGTAGGCGTTTTAGCTACCAAGAATTGCATTGGACTTTGAGGCATTGAGAATTGTGGCTTAGGCACAATGGTCACTTCATGGTTTGTTCGGCGGAAAAAATAGTAAGGTTGCCCCAACATATTTTGCCAATCATTGGCTCTGTAAATTTTTGTCAATTGCTCTACTGATTTAGGAATCAAAAGAACATCACCGTACCATGCCTCAATCACATCGGCAATTGTGTATGTGCCATCCAGATAAGAACCTAAATCATATGTACCAATATTGTAAATTGGACTAACTGATGGCAGGTTTTCTTGAAGGTATCTGGTTTTTAGACAAAACTCAATCGTTGCATTGCGAATAGCTTGCGTAACCACGAGTTCAGGCACATCAGGCAAATAAGGCATGATCTCAGGCATGAACTCATCATAAGAAACTTCGGTACTCATGTATCACTTCCCCTTACAGCTGGGTTACGACCACTAAGAGCATTATCAGGCGCAACTTCTTTTTCTGACTTATCTTTGACAGCAATAGCAGCTGTAAATGTAGTCAAATAAGCTTGAGCAAGCGCCAAACCTGGTGCATATTCAGCGTCTTTGCTACATGCTCTATACATAATGTAATCAAGCAATGCAGAAGCAAAAACATCAAAAATTGGTATGACTTGAGTTAATGTCAAATCAGTTGGTTGTTGAGAATAATTTAATTCAATTTGTTGCCCACCAATATTAGGTGGATAAACGTAAAAAGCAGCTTGATCCTCAATATCATAAATAAAATTTTTGACTTCTAAAGTAGATGTATCAGTATGCCAATAAGGATTAAAAGCATCTAGGATTTCACGGGAAACAACACGAATGGCTCGTCCTGGAGTTGTACCGTTTGTTCCCATATTTCTATGAACACGAAGAAGCATCCATCCATCGGTAGGAATCAGCTGTCTTGTTCCAGCAACTAAAGTTACAACACTGAGCTTTGAAGTAGCATTAGGTTGTATCGTCACAATTTGACGAAGACCAGCATTCAACCATTGGAGCAATTCCGCCTGTGTCCAACGGACATTGGCAATATCAGTAAGCTGAGTTGCAGCTTGACCAACAATAGTTCCAGCGGTAATTGTTCCCATATCTTATGGTGTCACAGCAAGTGCTTCAAGAATTGCAGTAAGAGCTGGCCCAAACCAAATGCCTTGTTGCACGATATTGTCGGAGTTTGCTGCGCTGTTAGAAGCATCATAGCCATGAATAGCTAGAGCTTCAGTTGTTGTAAATCCAGCAGCCACTAAGCCATCGATGTTGCTACTTAAAGAATCTTCATCAATTACAGCTTGCGCCTGTGGAATAGAAAAACCAGCAGCAACTAAATCATCAAGTACTGACATATTAACCTCACTTAATAAAAAGAAATGTAGGAAGGGCCGAAGCCCCTCCACCAATCTAGCGAGTGATTAGCCTGCGGCTACCAACAATGCCAAGCCATTAGGTTGAGTAACTTGTGTGCCATACACATTCAAGCCACGAACCAATGTACCGAAATCATTGGGGTTTTGCAAGCTTTCAACTTTAGCAATTTGTGATGCAAAAGTGATTGCAGACTTGTGACCAGCAATAACAGCGTGACGCTTAAGAGCGCTAGATTCTGTAGCTGTAGAACCATTGGGGTTTGTCCAGTTGTAACCAGCAGCACCTCTTGGAACCAAGTTAGAAACGTACACTGTGAAGCGGTCGATCATACCGATCTTGCCGTTACGCAAAATAGAGCTTGCGTCACCCATGAATTGGGCTTGTGCAAGGTTAGATTGCATGAGGATTTGACGCTCTGTAGGAGTGATAATCAACCAACGGTCAGTCTCAGGAACGTTAGACTCATCCAACACGCTAGACAAAGCAGTGATGTTTTGCAGAATGTTAGAAGCTGTCAATGTAACAGGAGCAAGGTCAGTACCGAGGTTGTAAGCACCAGAGATAGCACCAGCTGTTGCGCCTTGGTTAGAAGCAGAACCTTGGTTGAAGTTTGTATACAACACGTCCTTGTCGATCTGAATCTTCATTTGCATTGCAGCGTCATTAGTGAACATGTCCATCAACTTGGGCTTGGCTTGCAACTCAAGAACGTTGTTCACGTTAACACCGAAATATTTACCATGGTTAATGGTCAATGTGATGGTGCTAGGAGCAGGAACGTCATAGTTCAAGTTCTGACCAACGCTGTAAGCATAGATGTTGATCGTGGGGATTGTGTTGATAATCACTGTGTCGCCCATGCCAGTAATATCGCCTTGCCAGTCGGTATTAGCGATTTCACCGAAAACGGTAGCGGCATAGAATTTTTGTGCCAATTTACCAGACCAAAGGGCTGGAATAAAGGAACCAGAATAGGCTGTGCCTGAGTAGGCAACCTGACCAGCGGGGCTATTAAAGCCACCAGAGTTAATGGGATAGGCTGCTGCTGCGGTAATTGTTGACATGATTTACATCCTTTAAAAAACAAAACTGTGGGATGCAACCAATGTGGGTGTACTATCTAATACGACCTTCAGCAATGGCTGCATGGATATCTTTTTCCATTTGAGCCGCTTCGGTTTCATTCAACATACCCCTCCGCCAATCCTCGTAAAACTGGGTAATCTGGTTTTGATCCCAAATACCTTTATTGTCCGAAGCAGCAGGTGTAGGTGAACTTTTCGAGCGAGTCGGTGCTACTTGACGCTGAAGTTCTACGGTCTTGTTTTGTTGGCGTTGCTGAACAGGTGCTAGCGTTGCTTTATATTGTTTAAATATATCAGCAGTACGTTTTGCATCAAGGTTTTCATATGCATTATTCACGGCATACTGTCTTGGGATTCCATATACAGGATCAACTTCTGCTAACCAAGATAAAAATCCTGGGTCAACATTAACTGATTCCCAATCTGGAACTTGTTGCGCTAAGGAAGACAAGAATCTATCTTTATCAGATACACCTTGACGTTCAGTAACACTACCAAGCTTACCTTCTAGATCAGCAATCTTTGACTTCAACTGAGATTCTCTAGTTCTTAATTCAGAAACTTTAGCCTCTGTTGCTCTGTCAATTAAATCCAACAAATCAGGCCCAAAGGCTTCTTTGTCTTGTTCAGTGATAAGAGTAGACTTCTGCGGCTCAGTTTGAGTTTGAACTGCTTGGGCTGCGGCACGCTCTGCAATGATCTGCGTTATTTGCGCATTCATCTCACGAACTTGCTGATGCAATCTAGGCACTTCAGCGTCATACATTCCTTTCAATGTTAGGTACTTGCGTTCCCATACATCTTCAGAAACTTGAGGCTTTGATTCTGGCTCTTGCGAAACTGGCTGCGGCTGCGGTTCAGCGGGTTGAGGATCAGGTTGTTGGTTATTTGGATTAGTCTCCGCATTGTCTTCGGTCTGACCATTTAACTGTGCAACTAATGCATCTGCTTCATCGACTTGTTGTTGAACTGCTTTTGGCAATGCCATTTTCTATCTCCTTCGCTCCGACTACGCTTAGGGACTCCGCCTTGACGGTCTGTCCTTGTTCGCTTACGGTCTGCTACTTGGTTTAAATTTTCAATTGTGACTCTGTGCTCCGACTTAACGGTCTGCTCAAAGTCTGCGGGTTTTTGCTAGCAAACTGCCAGCATCTTCAATGAACTCAAGAATTTCCTTGAGTTCTAAGTTTCGGCCTTGCAGCCTAGACTTCATTCCTTCATTTTGCTCTACGCCTAGACTTTCAAGAGTGTCCATGCGTCTAGCCTTTAAGAATTCTACCAGAGGTTTGAATTCTTCGGAACGTAACAGTGAGAATCCTCTTGCTACTCGTTCGTCAATTCTAACCACTTACTTGCACATTCCTTCGTACTTGGCTTCTTCGACAGCGAATTCTTTTCCGCCACGCTTACCAAGTTCAAAAATATTGCCGTCTTCGCCACCAGTACCCTGTTCTTTAGGGCCTTTAGACATTTCACCGCCTAAAGTTTCTTGGCTGTATTCTTTACCTTCACCTTCGTTACGACGCATGGTTTTGTATTCGCCAGGAC